ACGCTCTTTGCGAGCGAGTGGATTCCTCAAGCGTCCCTTCATTGTGAATCAGCCGGCCGTCCGACCCCTGACCTTCGGAACCGTGACATTCTCACGTTCGAGTGACGCGATTACTTGTCGCGCGAAGATGGTTGTCGCGCCGGCGATCGAGACGCCACGGAAAATCCGCCCACCCGCTGGTGGGGGTCCTGCCAGGCCGGTGTTGATCGGATGCCCGAGGATGATCAATTCGGCTGCATTCCATCTCGCCTGCTGTGATGGGTCGGGGTGGGGGCAGCGGGCTTGGGGATGGGCCTGCATTCGGGCCAGCTTTGCGGCGCAGGGCTGGAAGTCGCGGTCGGGATTGACGATCAATGCGCAGGCCAGCGGCATGGCCGGGCGCTTGATGCATTGGTTGCAGGTCAGGCACACGTCGCGGCGCGTTAGGCGGCGATCGGCGTCTGAAGTCGAATCCAATTCCTGCGCTGCATGATTTGCGTTTTCGTGCGACATCGCGTGCCGCTCGTTGGCGGCGGACTGCTTGCGAATCTGCCGTTCGTCCATCGGTACACTCTCGGGGTCACCGCGTTACGTCAAGCGCCGCTCAGCGGTGGATTGATCGCGAATCTCCGGTTGGTCCATTGGCAAACTCTCGGCGTCACCGCGCCACGTCATGCGCCGGTCAGCGCCGGCAGGATCGACACGAATCTCAGGTCCGCCCAGCCGAGGATTTCCTCTGTTGCGGTGCCGTCGGGCGTTGTCTTCTTGACCGTCTTCGTCTCGTGCCAGAGGCCGCTCTCGGGCAACTGCGGTACGACCGGACCGGCGATCGGCGTGGTGGGGTGGTTGCTGCCGAGTTGAGGCAGATAAGCCCACGAGTACTTGCCGTGCAGCGTCCGGCATGGCGGCGTTTCGACAATACCCGGTGGTTCGCCGAAGCTGTTGTTGTCCTGGTTTGCCGCCGGCGGCCAGAGTTGGTCGCCCATCGCTTTGCCGCCGGGCGGCGAATCAGCGCTACAGCACAGGCCGGCCAGCGGATCGTGGCAATGGCTGGTACGCGGCTCGAAGGTGGCGCCGAACCCCGCGTCGTGCGCAGCGATCCAGTCGACGAACTCCGCATCGTCGGTGTCGCCGCGCCACCTGGCATCGATGCGGCCGTGATACCAGCAGTTCCAGTGATAGATGCACTCGTAAGGATCGCCGGGAGTGCCATCCTGAAGGCACCACGGCGCACCCGAGGCGACCTGGAGCCAGTGCGAATCGACCGCGAACCACGCCTTCACGTAGCCGGTGTATTCGACGTACCAGCCACGATCGGGAATGACGGCGAAGGTGGTCGTGGCATCCGGCGTCACCGTCCAGGCGCCATCGATCGTCGCCGTCCGCGTGGCGCCGTCGTAGTCGACAATCTTCGACCACTGGTTCGCGCCGGTCCCGCCGGTGGTGCGGACCAGCATGCGGTTGTAATAGTCATCCTCCGACGACGCGGCGGCGTCGAGGACGATCGTGCTCGCGCTGCCGCCCTGCGCGGTTCCAGTATGCGTCGCGTTGGCCAGCGAGCCGTGGTACTTGTGCCGCGTGGCGCGGGTGCGGCCGTGATGAACCCGCCAGACGTTCTCGACCATCGGCAGCGAATCGCCATCACCACCGATGTAGGCCTTGACGATTCCTGCCCGCGCGGGAAGTTCGGACACGCCGACGACGGCCCGCAGGCCCGGCTCGACGCGCCATCCCCCGCCTTCGATCGTCAGCAGCGGCGAACTCGGCGAACTAATGACCGCCTGCGGGATTCCGTAGGTCTCGCAGTCATTGAGCGGGAACTTCTCGTCGGCGGTATTGTCATACGGCGGGTCGCCGTGCGTCTCCTGCGTCCACCACGATTCGATCGGCGGCACGGGGCTGAGCACGAAGTACTTGAAGCTGCCGGCCGCGGCGGGATCGTCCGACGAACTGAAGACGTCCCAATTCGCGTCCAGCACGCTGCTCGGGAAAAGTTTGCACGACAGCGGCGCATTCCTGTTGAGGACCACCTGCGGCGTTACTTCGACCGATTGGGGAACGACAATGGGATCGCCGTGCTCGTCGTATTCAACGGGCGTGCCCGGCTCGGCGTAGCGCACGAAGAGCGCGGGCCGCACGAGCGTATTCCCGAAATTGTTCACAAACTCCCACAGCCCGACGCGCTGAATCTCGTCGGTCAGCGGCGCGTCAACAACGTTGAAGGCGCGATCCGATTCCAGTTCGATGCCGATATGGCCGCCGGTCGCCGGGTCATACCCGGGGCGATCGATGAACGCCTGCACGAGCGCGGCGAGTCCGTCGAAGACCAGCCGGGCGCCGGTCGGCGCCTGCGGCGACTGTTCGGCAAACGTGAACTCGAACGGGCCGATTCCGCCGACGCGCCCGGGGCCGTTGGGGTTGGTGATGATCGGATTGTCCGCGTGATCGACCGTTGCGGAAAAGGGGTTCATGTCGTCGCGGTCGAGTAGCTTGATGTTGATCTTGATGTCGGCGTTGATCGCCGACCAGTTAGTTGTCAGTACCAGCCGGGCATCGATGATCGTCGATCCAGCCGGAATATCGAGTCCGAATCGGCAGTAGGAATCATGCTGGTAGATGCGAAACGTCGGTGACTGGACCTCGTCGTAACCGACTTGCATCAAACCGGCCTGTGGCACGGAACTTAGTTGGGTGAGGTCGCTCGCCGAGCCGGAGATGACGACCCAGCAATGGGCATCATCGGCAACCGCCGCCGTGCGATAGGCGGCATCGACGAATCCGGCGGGCAATTGTCCCTGTTCGCCGAACAGGCCGACCAGGAACTGTCCGTAATGCTCGGGGATGACGCAGTGCTCGGGCTTATGGTTTTCCGGCTGCTGCACCGCATCGATGACGTGCGAGATGTCATGCAGCAGGCCCTCATTGGTCTCGCATCCGTCGCAGCCCGATTGATTGCAACGCTTCCAGCGGCTGAATAGCGCAGGGCGCAGGACGCCATCCTTCTCCAGCCATTGGCCGATCTGATTGCCGAAAACAAAATCATCGGTGAACGCGCAATCCGAGCCGGTATGTACGCCGGGAAAGAACCTGCGATTCCTTCCCGCCGTCACCGGATCGCCATTGATGTCCACCGCTGCGGCGGCGGCAGCCGCCGCCAGGGGGACGACGGAATAGGGCGCGACGTGATGGGCAGCCACCGGGCAGCGGATGTCGAATATCTGATTGGGGCTCCACGTTATCATCACAACCCCTCACAGGGTTGGGCGATCTCGACGTTGCACTCCTCGGCCGAGAGTGGACGCACCAGCGCCGGGATCAGCGGGATGGCGACGTACTTCACGTCGGGATCATCCGCGATCGGCTCGATGGGCATGAGTAAGACCTTCCAGCCGGGGCGGATCATCGCTCGCGTGCCGGCCCAGGCGATCAGTTCTTCGCCGGACTCGTAGGCCTCCGGCAGGCCGGTCATTCGTTTGCAAACACAGGTGGTGCTCAAACTCATCGGGTCGATGGCGATGCTGACGCACACCGCGAGGATGGCCGCGCCACCACCGCCGCCGCCCAGTCGAACGATGCACCAGGCCATGTCGGGTGTATCGCGTTTGTCGATGGGCTGGACGGATAGCAGCGTCGCCACGCCCGATGGGGCGCTGACAAGGTTCGCCGTCATGCCCGTCTCGGCGATCGCGGATCGGTGCGTCTCGTCCAGCATCTTGACCAGCGCCGGCGTTTCGCCGTGCGTAATCGCCCGACCCACGGCGCCGGGGGCGAGCGGGTCGAGGAGGATCGCGAATCGATCGGCGACGTGTTCATCATCGGGCTCGACGACCTTCAGCGCCGGGCGCTCGACGAATTGGCCAAAATCGACGTGCGGCTGCACGAGGGCGTCATCAATACCGACAACATTGAATCGCGCGAGATATTGCCCCGAATCGTTGCGGACGCGGACCATGCCCAGGGGCAGTGCTTCGGCGGCCGCACCTCCCATCACTTTTGAATTGACGGTATTGGCCGCCTGCGCCACCGCGTTCCATTCGCCGGCGGTGGGGGCGAATAGTTGTCCCCGCGAGCGTGTTCGCACCTTGGCAGCCATTAAAATGTCGGCGCTCCTGTTCCAATGGACAGCGCGGAGAAGTCCGCCTCCTCGTAGACCTTCTCGACATAGACGCCGCGGGGTTCGCGAACCACGCCGATCTCCACGGGGCTCGGCTCTCCCTGCACGTCGCCCATTTCGACGCGGTCCTGCCATGCCGTCCACAGGTAATCGTGGCCCTTCTTGTCGATGCCGGTGATGAAGTCCACGGTGAAGTTCGTGGTGTTGGGTATCCGCGTGAACGTAAAGGTCACTTGAATGTCGCCGGACCCGCGAAGCAACCACGAAAAATCAGCAACCAACACCTCGCCGGCATCGAAGCCCCGAAACGCCGCATCGTTGACCGTGCCGCGCATCTCCGAGACGGTCCGCAGGTAGGTCCAGGTGGCCACGGCCTTGGACAGGTAGTGCGTCTCGGTCCAGTTGAAGCCGGGGATGATCAGGTCCACCCCCTCGATGCCGTCTTTGGTCACGCCGATGAAGCCGTGCTGATCGGGGGCTTCGACCAGGGCCGGTTGCGTGACCGCGTTGGGATAGCGATTGGTCGTCGAGATGCCGCGCAGGACGCGGTGCGTGCCGCCGTTGGCGTCGCCGGCGTACTCGGGCTGGCCCTCCGGCGGAACAATGGGCGGTGCGGGCTGGATGGCGTAGTTGACCACGCCGTTCCACAGGTCGTTTTCGGCGCGTTCGACGCTGATGCCGGCCTTGGGCAGGACGAGCCCCAGGTCGCCGTAGACGTCGAAGGTCGCCGGCGACGCGGCATACAGAGCGGTCATCGCCGCCTGAAGCGTGGCGGCGTCGAAGATGAAGTAGCTCACATCGACCGTCGGCGAGGTGCCGTCGGAACCCGTCTCGGCGCGATAGGCTTCACTGACGGTGGCCATGATCAAAACCGATGGGCTGTTGGACTGTTGGGCTGTTGGGCTGTTAGGAAGGCGCCACACCGCAGTCCCTAACAGTCCAACGGTCTAACAGCCAAACAGTCCAGGACTATCCGAACACCACGCGGCTCTTGCGCGTCTCCCTGATCAGCGTGACCATGTGCGTGGCGATTTTCTCGACGCCCGTGGCAGTACGTTTGGCGATATCGGCGTCGGCCAGGCCGCCCAACGTCGCCACGTTGAACGTGCCGGTGACGCTGGTCTTCGCGATGCCAGCGCCGATCGTTGAAAGACGATCCTCCAGATCGGCGAGGGGATCACCCGTTTTACTGCGTGGCGCGCCTGCCTTGTCGGCCTCCTCGCGGCGCTTCTTCGCCTGCTCGATCGAGCGGGCCAGTTCCGCGCTGGCCTGGTCGAGTTCATGCTGCGCCGCATCGATCCGCTTTTGGCTCTCGGCGGCGCCTTCTTCCAGCGATTCAACATGCGCCTTGGCGATCTCCTCCTGCGTCTGCGCGTGAATCTGCGCCTCGCGCTCGCGCGCGGCGGCGCGCTTCGATTCGAGTTCTGTCAGGGCTCTTGCCGTCTCGCGGTCGTTTTCACCGAGCTTGTCGATCAGCGCCTGGTCGGCCGCCAGGTTCGCGGCCGCCGCGTCGAAGCTGCCGTCGAAGAGGCCGCGCAAGCGATTCCAGGTCTTGGTCAGGAGGTTGGCGATGGTCAGCCAGGTCTCGGTCAGGAATGACGTGAAGCGCTCCCAGCCCCGCGACATGAAGCTGGTGGTCTCGATCCAGGCGACCTGGAGCCCGTGCCAGATGGACTCGGCGATGGTCAGCGTGCCGGCGAGGGCGTCGTGGAAGACGCCGACGAAAAACTGCGTCGTCCGCTCCCAGATCTTCCGCAGCTCCAGCGTGCCTTTTTCCCAGACGACCTTCAGCGAGAGCCACAGGATTTGCGCGGCGAGTGTGATGTCGCCGGCGGCCAGGGCGTCGGAGATGCCGACTACTACCTTGTATACTGTGTCCCGCAGCCGGCCGAACTGCTCGCCCAGCCAGTCCAGGGCCTCGGCGCCGGCGCCACTGACCACCAGCAGCGTTCCACCCAGGGCGACAATAGCGGAGACGACCAACCCGATCGGCGAGAGCATCGCACCGAGGACCGACACGACCACTCCCAGCGCCGTACCCACGCCGGCGGTGATGGAGGCCAGCGTACCCAGCGCCGCCCCGACGCCGGAGATGACGGCACCCACGGCGACTAGCGCGAGTCCGACACCGGTCACGCCTATGGCGATCTTCGCGGCGCTGATGACGAGCGCCTTGTTCTGCTTGATCCACTCGGAGACGCGAACCACAGTGCGGGTGACCGCGTTGGACAGTTCAACGACCGCCGGGGCCAGCGCCGACCCGATCACGAAGACGCCTTGTTTGACCACCCGCCACAGCGTGTGCAGCGTGTCGGTCAGCAGCGCTGCATCCTTGGCCGTCTGCGTCGAGACGGTCAGCCCCAGCCGCCGCGCTTCTTCGCGCATGGCCTCGATGCCTTGTGCGCCATCCTTTAGCAGCGGCAGCAATCCCGTGCCCGCGCGGCCGAAGAGTTCCATCGCCAGCGCCGCCCTGCGCGTGGGGTCCTCGATTCGGCTCAGTCGATCGGCGATAAGCAGGAACTGTTTCTCCGGCGCGAGGCCCTTCAAATCGTCGACAGTCAGACCGAGTTGCACCATCGCCTCCTTCGTGGTCACCAGCCCGCGCTCGGCGTCGAGGATGGATTTCTGCATCTTGCGGACGCCTTTTTCCAGCGTCCCCAGGTCGGCCCCGGAGAGTTCGGCGGCGAAGCCCAGTTCCGACAGGGCCTCGGCGGACAGGCCGGTCCGCGCCGCCATCTTGTCCAGCACGTCGCCGGCGCTGGAAAACGTCCGCACGGCAGCCGCCAGCGGCGCAAGCCCCGCCGCACCCAACGCGGCGATCCGCGCGCCGATGGAGCTGACGGAAGCGCCGAATGCCTGGAGCCGCTTCTGCGCGGCGCGCAGGCCCTTGGTGAGCTTGTCGCTCACGCCGAGTTCGACGAACGCCTTACCGGCCCGGACGCCTTGCGTGTTGGCCACTCGCCTACCCTCCCCGCACGCTGCCGGCCCACAGCTTGGGCAGCTTCGGGCGCTCCTTCTCCAGCGCACGTCCCATGAAAGGCCTCGCCTTGATGCGAACGCGACGCTTGCGGCGCCGGCCGCGCGAAAACTTCGTGACCGTGGTGGTCCCGCCGTGCTCCAGGACACGCGGCGCTTCGGTGGGTTTGTTCAGCTTGACGGGACCGACGACCACCGAGTCGCTCGTGCGGTCATAGCCGAACAGAATGAACCTTCTCAGCAACCCGACGTGCGAGTGCGGCGGCGAGCCCGGCGGCGCCGAGCCCTTGCGCTTGCGGATGCTGGTCCGCGCGGCGGTGCGAATGAAGGCCCCGGCTTTCGACAGCACGGCCCGCTTGGCCTTGTCGACGGCGCGGACGACTTTCTGGCGGTCGAAGAATAGACTTTTGATCCGCATTTCGATCATCATTTCGCCTACGGCCTACTGCCTACGGACTATCGCCTTATTTCCGGCACCTTGCCGTGCAGAAAGACATCCTTCAGAACTTCCACACCGACCTTGATGGGCTTAATGGGCTTGCTCATTGGATCAAAATCGCTGGGTCGATAGGTTCGCGTCTTCTTCGGATCGCGGTGGGCGTTGGCGATCAGGGCCAGCAGCGACGAGGTCCGCGACCACTCGTCCCGCATCCTCGCCTCGGCCATCGCCAGCAGCTCACGCAGTGTCAGCCGTCCGGGCTCGACGCCGGCGATGCCGGCGCAGCGCCAGACGAGACCCCAACATTCGCCAGCGCTTGCTCGACGGCCTTCTCGATCTCGCCGTCGCTCAGTCGGGCCTCGATCACATCCCTGGCCCGGTCCATCACCGCCCAGGTCTTTTCCAGCACCCGCCCGAGGTTCGCCCGATCCCTCGGGCTCGGGGAAAAATCCACGAGCTCCTCTAGCAGGGCCTTGGTCGCATGGTCGATGGCATCCCCGGCCATCGCCCGTCCGAATTCCTCGTCACTTACGCCTTTGGCGTCCGCTTCCGGCTTGCATACCGCGTACACCACGTCGCACAGCAGCACCGGGTCACGGATCAACTTTTCGATCAGCTTGCCCTCGACGACCTCCAGCAGGTCCACGTCGAGTAGCCCGCGGACGCGCTTGATGGCGTCGACGTTGATGGCGATCGTCCAGGTCCTGCCGGCGTTGTCGGAAAAAGACTTCATCCTCAGTAACCCCTCCTCATCACGGCGGCGTGATCCAGCTCGGCGCCGTGGCCGAGTAGGTCACTTTCGCCGTCACGCTGACGGTGATCGCCTCCTCCAGGGCCTCGCTCCGCGAAAAACCGGTGATCATGAAGTCCGCCTGGAGTCCCTCACCAGAAGCCGAATCAAGAACCTGAAAGCCGATGATGACGTTGGTCAGGAAGGCGTCCTTGATGGCAGTAAAACCGGCGTCGCCGGTGTCCCAGACCATCTCGAACTCGACGGTCGCCTCTTTCAGCGTGGCGACCGTCGCCCGCCAGCCGTTGTTGGCCCGGGTGGTCACATCCGCCTCGCCGGTCTCGAGCGAGAGCGTTACGTCCCGGGCATTGCCCAGCGCGATCCACGACCCGACCGCATCCTGACCGCCGACCTTGTAATTGAGCTGGGCCTCCATGCCGAGCTTGAATGCCATCGTTCAGCGCTCCTTCACTTAATAACCGATTTTTGCGTGCGAGTAAGAAAGCAAATTCACTCACCTCCGCACGCGGTACGTCACCGTCAGCACGCTGGTGAACACCCGCTGAGTGTCCAGGTGCTCGGGGGCAAAGACCGGCTCATTGGCAATCGAGACGAACGCCGCCTGCGGCGCATCATCCAATCGCTTCTGCCGCAGGTGGTCGGCGATCTGCTCCGTCAGGTCCACCAGGTCGTCGATGTCCGCGTCATCCGCGATCTTCTTTTGCACGCCGATGTCGATGGCGCAGTCGAAGTAGCTACTGTCCCGACTGGCGTTGGTGACCGTCACCGACTTGGGCACCACGCTGACCTTCAGGTCCGCCAGCTCGGGCAACTCAAAGGCCGGCTGATAGCGCCGCTCGGCGCCCAGCGCCGGGTCGAACGGCCCGGCGTTCAGCATGGCCGTCACGGCGTCGGCGATTGTCAAGATCGTGCTCACTTACTCACCATGTAAAACCTGTCGCAAAGCCGACCACGCTGGCATTCCCGCCGACCACGATGATGCCCGGCAGCTCGCCGATCCGCGTGGCCAGGCCGGGCTCGATGACGGGAGCGATACCGCTCCCGCCCGCCTGCGCGTAGCACTTTCCGATGACGGTGTCGCTTGCGCCGCGGGAGAGCAGATCAACCGCTACATTCGTGACCTGGTCCCCGTTTTGAATGACGAGCGACGTGATCTCGAACGTCCGCCCGGTCGCGTCGAACGCATTGCCCTCGCTGTCGGTCGGCGCCAGCGATACCGGATCGCCATCGGTGATCGGACCGATGGCCGCCTGCCAGCGCCGGGTATTTGCCGGTCGTCGCCACATCATCTATGCCCCCGCGCGGGTCAGCGCCGCCCGCGTACCGGCAGCGATCGGACTGCCCTGGTATTCGATCTCCACGCGCCCATGCCCCCCGTTACCGCTGTTGCCGCCGGAGTTACCGCCGCCGCCACCGCCGCCGCCTGGCGCCGTGCCAATCTGCCCATGGCTGGCGGCCGAGCCGCCGTCGCCGCCGTTTCCTCCCGGACCGATGCCGCCGGCCCCGAACATATCTGCAACCGCATCGATGCCGTTGGCGCCGTCTCCTGTCGGCCCGGCCCCGGCGCCACCGCCGCCGCCCGCCATCGCTCCGTTTCCACCATTGCCGCCAGCAAATGCGATCTCGCCCTCGACAACTGTGCCGCCGCTGCCGCCGGCGGAGCCGGCAAGCTGCCCTTTCAACCCGCCGCCCGCGAAGATGACGGAGCCGTCGCCGATGTAGCTGTCGCCGCCGTTCAAAACACCAGTGGTGCCCCCGCCCTCGCCGACGACGACGTCGTAGGACTGCTGCGCGACAACCGAAAAATCGCCCTCCGCATACGCGCCGCCGCCGCCGCCGCCCTCGCCGGAACTAAACACTCCCCCTTTGCCGCCGGCCCCCCAGCACCGGACGCGCACCGTTCCCGTGACGGGCGATACCCAGGGTGTCGTGCCCGGCATGTCGAAAACGGCAACAGCCATCTCGCGTCTTTCTCCTTACTCCGTCGCCGCGTGCTTGGTGTGAATCCGCAGCGTCCGGCGAAACGGGTCGCTGTATCGGAACGGCGGCTCATTGCCCGGGGCCAGGACTTCGTAGACGAAGGTCTTTGTTCCGCCTGCCTGTCCGGCAGACAGGTCGGTTTCGCGGATTCGATCTCCCGTCCTGGGAAGCGTCTGTGCGCCGGCGAGCACCAGGTCCGCCGTCCGCATCAGGAAGTCACGCGACTCGATTTCGTGGATCACGCCGAACTCGTCGGCCTGCTCGAACTCCGTCCGGCCGATTGTGGCGGACAGTTCCACCGAGTCACCGCCGCGCTGGTATGTCACCGTCCGCGTCATGTGTCGGTTGCGCTGGTCCTCCAGCCACGCCGATCCTTTGTCGAGCACGTCCATGTGTCGCTCCGCGACAGGCAGTTGGACTGTTTGGCTGTTAGGCAGTTGGGGCTCGTGGTACGGGGCCTTCCAAACAGTCCAACAGCCCAACAGCCCAACAGTCCAACAGCCCAACTGCCCAACCGCCTATTGACTCATCCGCACGCGGACAGTCGCATCCGCGTCCGCCGCGGCCGTCACGCACTTGCCGATCAGCTTGTTCGCCCCGGCGCCGTCACTGGTCGTGGCCACGTTGTTGGTGTCATCCCAATAGCAGTTGGCCCCGGCGCTGATCGCCGTGCCCACGCCCGTCGCCTTTTCGAAGTCGAAGACGCCCTTGACCGCCAGCGCGCCGAGGGCGTTCGCGGCGATCGGGGTCTTGGCCACGCCCACCAGTTCGCCGATCACGACCACGTCGCCCGCCGCCACGGCGGCGCCGGGCGTGTAGTCGATCGTCTCACCGTCATGCACAAAAGTTGCATGTGCCATCGTTCATCTCCCTTCGTTGCTTCGTGGCTCCGTCGCTACGTCGCTTCCGTTACGCCTGGCCCTTGCTCTTGACCCCGCCGCGCGGCTCCTGCAGATTCACGCCGAAATCGTGGTAGCCCCGCATCTGAATGCCGAGCACGTGGAAATCCGCCTCCGCCGTCTCGATGGTCGGCGACTCCTGGCCGTTCAGGAACGCGACTTCGATCACCGGCAGGTCCGCCGGATCGGCCAGCAGATACCACGCCTTGTCGGAAAAGCCGGTGTACTGCGCGTTGCTCAGATAGCGGCTCACCTCGACGCGGAACTTGCCGGCATGCGGGTTGGCCACGGGGTACTTCGTCGACGCCGTCGTGTCGCGGATCTCCAGCGACTTGAACAGCATCGTGCCCATCGCCGACAACGAGGTCGGGACCAGCAGCACCTGCGGCATGATGCCGATGGGTTTGCCATCCGCATCCACCTGGTCCATGAAGGTCCGTTCGGCCAAGCTGAGGGCGTCGATGCCGAGGGCGGTGTCGACGCCTTCGATGTAGTTGTTGTTGCCCGCCGTGAAGAACGCCGCGTTGTTCATGAAGACCGACCAGAAGATGTCGTTGATCTTCAGGCCGCTTCCGCGCCCCAGCTTGCGCGGCACGGTGGTGATGGCGCCGAGGTCGTCGTTGATGATGTCGCGGCGGTCGATGGACAGCAGCAGGCCGTAGGTGTCGGCCTTATTCGTGTAGCTCTGCTCGCCGAGCGTCCCGTGCTTCAGCTCGCCGCCGGGTGCGACCTTCTCGTACTGGTCCTTGCCGATCAGCCGGTAGCTGGTGACGGTCTTGAAGTCGGAGACGTTGCGGATGGCGGTGATGTTCCGCCAGGTGCGTTCAACCGAGAAGAATCCCTCCAGCAGGAACTTGTTGGCGACATTCGAGAGGATGCCGCCGATGTCGATGGTCGAAAACGCCGCCTGAAGGTTCTGACCGCCTGCCTGTGCGTTGCACGCAGACAGGAATGCGAAGCGCAGGACGCCGCGGCTGTCGCGGAAGTTGCGGCCGGAAAAGCCGTTGGCCCAGGCGGCCTCCAGCAACAGTTCCTGCAAACCGATCCCGCCGCGGAAGCGCTTCGAGGCCGCTTCGAGGGTCTTTTCGTCGTACTGTTCCTCGACCGTCGCGAGTTTAGCGGTGAGCATGCACGCGGCCTCGAGGACCTGGCCGCCCATCGCATTCTCGACGGCGTGAATGGCCGGCGCCTTGGGGCGCGAGGCCCGCAGCTTCTCGAGCTCGGTCTTCTCTTCCGTCCAGCCCTCGGCGATGGCCTTCTCCTCGATCTCGGAGAACTTGCCGGCGCAGATCCGCTGGATGGCGTTGATGCGCTTGGTCTCCGCCAGGGCCTGCGCCCGCAGTTCATCGAGACTGGAGACTGCCGGCTGTAGGCCGGAGGCGCCGGCATCCGTGCCAGTCGCCCGAACCTCCGTGTCCGTCGCATTCGCCGCATTCTCAGGGGTCCGTTCATTCTCGTGATCGTCAACCATGACGTTGTCCTCCGTGTCCTCACTAAGGCCTACCGCCTCCGGCCTATGGCCTTCTGCCGCCGCGATGGTCGCGGCGGTGTTCGTGTCCGCGGCGAGGTCGACGAAACTGATCTCGCCCAGCACCGTCCGCCGGGCGACGTACATCGGGCCTTCAAACGTCTTTCCGTTGACCGTGATGCTCTTGCCGTTCCGCACGAACTCGGCCTGGGCGACCTGGGCGCCGATCGAGGCCTGCCAGGGGAAGCCGCGCTTGCTGCTGGCGACAACCTCGCGGGCCGCGGTGGTGTCACGCGAAACGATGCCCTCGGCGATAAGGCGACCGGCCTCAACGGCGATGCGTTCGGTGTGGCCCACCCCCTGGTACATGCTGTGACCGAAGCGGACGGGCCGGCGCTGCGACGGGATCGAAAGTCCTTCGAGATCGACGACGATCGGGAAGCGCCAGCCCTCGATCCGCATGGGCTCACCGGTGTAGGCGATCATGGTGAAGCGGGGGACGGCCTGCTCGTCACCCTCGGCCGCCATCGCCACCAGCGAGATGTTCCCCGGCATGCAGCGCAGCACGATCCGGTCGGGGACCTGCTCGCTCGCGTCAGGCCGCTTGGGCGACTGCGTCTTCCGTGACATCGTCTTCATCCTCCGTGTCGTCGTCGTCGTCCGTCGGTACGGCTGGCGCCGCCTGCGCCACCGCGAGCCCCAACTCGCGCATCAGCGCGACTTCCCGGGCCCGCTGCCGCAGCTCCGATTCCCAGTCCAGTCCCGCCTTGGCGAACTCCGGAGCCAGCGTCGTCGTGTTGCTCGATAGGCGTGTGGCCTGGGCATTGGCCTCCTTCTGCGGGTCGACGTGCTCCAGCCCATCCCAGAACCACTGGTGCGATGCGTCGAAATCGAGCGTGCGGACCGACTGCGGCAGATACCCCTCGATCAGCACGGCCTCGTTCAGCCACGCCTTGAAGATGCGGTCGAGGACGACGTCGGCGAGATAGGCCTGATCGATTCGGATGGCTTTGAAGAATGCTTGATGGTCCAGGCGCCCCGAGGCGTAGTTGTAGCCCGATGAGTTGCCGGCCGCGATGTTGAACGGCATGTTCAGGCAGCGGGCGATCTCGTTGATCACCTCGTGCTTGAAGTCGCCATAGACCGTGGTGGGTTGCTCGGCCTTGATCTGGCCGATCTTCCAGCCGTAGGGCATGGTCATCCACGTGCCCCGGTCCATCTCGACCTGGTCCATCGGCTCGACCTGCGAGGCATCGGCATCGGCCGCCGCGGCGTCGGTGTAGATCACTCCCGATGGCAGTGCCGCCATCTCCGCCGCGCCCAACACGGCAAGCGTGTAACGCCGAAGCATGGCGAAGAGCGGCAGCGCTGGCGTGATCTCCGGGATGCCTCGGCTCTGACCTGGGCGCTCGGCGCGGAACAGGTGGATCACCGACTCGGCCGGCATGACGTCGAAATCAACACCGCCGGCCTTCCACGCGGCGTTGTCGCCGGGATGCTGCTGCAGCACGTAGTACGCGACGGGGTTGCCGAATTCATCGAACACGATGCCGTCAATTGGACTGTTTGACTGTTGGGCTGTTGGACCGTTGGGGCCTCGCACGCCGGTGCGCCCAACAGCCAAACGGTCTAACAGTCCAACAGCCCCATGTGGCGAAGCCACCTGATCGGCCTCGATCGGCTGCACGTCGAGCTGCACCGGCGCATCGACGCGCGGGTTCGTCGCCAGCAGGGCGAAGACCTCGCCGCTCTCGCATTGGGCGATTCGCATGGTTCGCAGCTTGTCGGCTAGTCCTGCGGCCCTCGCCCAGCGGGCGAATTCTTTCTCGAGGACGCGATTGGCCTCGGGATCGCCCGTCAGCATCTGGAGTCGTGGGCCGGTACCCACGACGTAGTTGGCCAGCGTCAGGACGATGCCCTTGGCGTAGCTGTTGTTGGCGACCTCGTACCGCGCCCGGCTCCGCAGGATGCGCCGCACGTCAGCGCCAACGGCGGCGTTGGCCGACAGGTGATCGGCGTTGGCCCAGTGCCTGCGGTTCTCGTGCGTCGTCTGCGCTGCGTCGTACTTCGCGTGCAGCGACGGAGTGACGAAGCCACGCAGGGACGAAGCGGAATCCACGCGAAACCGCCACGGCGCCACCGCGCGCAGAAGGGTCTCCGTCCAACCCCTTCGTGGTTTCGTCGCTTCGTGGCTACGTGGCTTCATTTTCAAACCGCTCCCGGCGGGACCACCTTCGTCATCCGCACGCCGAGGCCCTTCTTCGCCGCCTCTTTCGACGACAGATACCGGTCCGCCTCGATCTGCTCGGAGATCGAGTGCTGCTCGACGCTGCCGGAGTCGCCCTGGGCCCGCTTGGGCCCGGCGGCGTTCTCGCGGATGGCGTCGGTGATCGTCGGATCGTCAGCCACGTCGGTTCTCCAACTTGCGGGAGCGGGACTTGAACCCGCAGCGCCGGCGAATGAGGCCAGCATGTTGCCGTTACACCATCCCGCCGCCCCGGCCGGGTCTTCCGCAAGGCGAGGCCAAACAAAAACGCCACGCAGGTATGCAGCCCTGCACGGCGTGTTATCTGCCTGGAACGCAGCCCGCGGTGATCAGCCGCCGACCTGCCCTTGACGGTGCGAAGCAATGTCAAGGGCCGCTCGCCTCCGGGAAGACCCGGCCTGGTTGTCTATGGGATACTTATGCTGCTCGACTGCGACATGCAACAGCGAACGGGCGGTAGAACCCGGATTATTCCATATATGGAACGCGCATGTGGGGTGAGAGCGGGATTGAGACCCGCCGTCGATCAGAAAGCCACCCGCTCATACGTGATCACGCGCCGGCCGCAGTGCCGGCATTCACGGCTGCGCATGATCTTCCCGCCCCAGGTGCGGCGGGTGTAGATGACGCGGAAGTGGGCGCAGCCGCATTTGGGGCAGCGGAGTCCTCGCTGTTCGTCTTGCTCCGTTTGGGGTTGCGTCGGAGGTTTGTTCATCGTCGCGCCCCCTGTAGCTCGGACAGCCTGATCCTCGGGCGCGGCGCGGGCCGGGCGTCTGTGCCGAACAGGATCGCGCCCTGGATGGACGCGGCGACGGCGCAGCCGACGAGGCAGTCGAGCCAGTGGTTGTCGAGGCCGGCGACGCGGAGCTTCCACTCGTCGACGGTGCGGCCGCGGCCTTCGGTCTTGACGCGGTACTCGCTGGTCAGGTGGTCGGCGAGGAGGCGATGCTGATCGGCGGGCGAGACGCCTGGCCTATCCGCGCGGCCGAAAAGCGACAGGCAGCCGGGGTCGCCCAACGGGACTCCCAGCCGGGCGTGGACGAATGACTTCCAATAGTTCGTGTCGAAGACCGCGTGCCTCACCGAGCGCTTGCCGGTCACGACGGGGATGCGCCAATTCAGGCCGACGCGGTCGCCACGCTTGCGGCGGTATTCCGAAAATGGGATTGACGACGCCCCGACGTAGCGGCCGTGGCTCGGCATCACGACACTGGCGAACTTCGATTGCCGACAGAACTGATACACGACGTCCGACGAGCTGCCCCAGTTGGCGTCAATCAGGCAGCGGTCGATCCGCGCCACCGCCTCCTGCCTGTGCGTTGCACGCAGACAGGTCGGGCTCCCTCCTCGGTCGCCCTCAGCATCGCGCCGCCATTCGCGGCCCAGCGTCGCATCGGTCAGTCGTTCGAGGCCGGCGTAGATCGCGCCCTCCAGGCCCGCGCGTGGCGCTGCGCTGGCCAGCGTGCGGCGAATGTCGCGCAACGTGAAGTACGACTGCCGGCCGGAGGCCGACGCTCCCCACTGGTCCGGCTCGGTGCCGTAGTCGATGACGTAGCCGGTGAAGTCGTCCTCCCATGCGGCCACGAGCCAGAACAGCGCCTTGCCCTGTACGTCGATAAACATCGTCAGCGCCGTCGCCCCGAGCGGCACTTCGCCGCGTTTCATGCCGTTGACCTTCGCGGCGATCTGGTCAGCGGTAAGCAGCTCGTCATCGGCGTGTTCTTCGGGGAGCGGCTCGTTCTGGTACTCGGCCCAGAATGCCGCCTCGCCGCGATCCAGTTTCAGGTTCACCGCGTGCTGGATGGCCGACAATTCGTCGGGATGGTGCCGTTGCGGCCAGGCGACGTTTGCGCCTTCATCCATCGCCTCGCGGTTCTGTCGATAATGTTCCGTTGCGTCGGCGATGCCGCGATCGGCCCGCATGCCCTCGCGCCACAGCTCCGCGTAGCGGGCCCACAACGACTCGTTCGTCGGCCACGCATAGACCATCTTCGTGCGTTCGCCCTGCCATTGCGGGTGCTTGTCGCGGTCTAGGATGCGGTCGGCCAGGTCGTCGGGGCGCACGACGGTCAGCGTCATCAAGCCGGCGATCTTGCGCCCGGGCCCGGCCAGGCCGAGGATGGCGCCGGCCAGGATGCGTTCGCGCGTGACGCACTGCGACGGCGATCGCGCCGACTCGTCGGTCTGCGGATCGTCAATCAGGACCAGCGACGGGCGAATGCTGCTTCCGTCGACGCGCTTGTGCTTCATGCCGCGGATGCGCCCGGTGATGCCGGCGACCCGGATGATCGCGCCGCTGGCCCTGCTGTCCGGCATCGTGGGCAGCACGATTTCCCGCGCCGTCCAGCCGATGTGCGTCTGCTTGCCCTGGTAGAGCTGCCCGCCGGCGCGCTGGTGGATGCCTTCCAGCGCACGAATCGGAAACACCACCTCGGGGAAGTCCTCCAGCAGCAGCTCGTTGTTCTCCAACTCGGCCTTGATCGACTCCAGCATGTTGGCGGCGTGCTCTTCGTCCGAGCCGATCAGGGCGACGAACTCGCGGTGCCCGTACAGCAGCGCCCAGAGGCAGGCGGTTTCGCACAGCGACGTCTTGCCGCTGCCGCGCGGCATGGCCATCGCAAAGAGCCCGCCCTCCAGCACCGCCTGCTCGATCTTGGCGACGACTTTCAGATGGTCCGGCGACCACGGCAGGTGGAAGACCTGGGGGAAATACTGCTCGCAGAAGTAGCGAAAGTCGCCCGCGGCCCTGGTCTTCCGCTCCGCATTCACGACCGCCGGCATCTTGCCGATGTCGCGGCCCGACAGTGACAGCTCGATGTTGCGCTGCCGGGCCCGCTCTTTGTGGGCGTCGTAGCCGGCCAGGCCTTCGGGTTCCGGCCTGGGCTTGTGGCGCTCGGCGACCAGCCAGGCGACGTAGCGCAGCAGATCGATACAGCGCGGATCAGAAGTCGCCGTGATGCGCAGCCCGGCGCGCGTGCGATGGCGGTGCAACTGCCGCTCGCCGATGACTTCGCCCATCGGCGTGCTGTTCAGCAGCTGCACGAGCTCCGTCGGTCGCAATCGGCGCGGGTCAATCGTCACGGCCGGACATCTCCTTGACCAACCAGGCGGCGTACCCGACCAGGTTGATGGTGCCGTCGGCGTTGGTCGGCGCGCCGGCGTCGATGTCGGCCTGGATCAACTCGGCCGTGACGCGCGTTCCGCCCGCGGCGCTGAGCAAGCGGGCCGCGTCGGCCACGGGCAGCGCCGTCGGGTTCAGCGTGGGCCGGTCATTCTGGGTAAGGACTTCTCCTTGCATCACGCCGCCTCCCGCTCAGGTAAGGACTGATCGCTAGTGTCATAGGTATGACATTGACCGGCTGTCCGCAGCCAATTCCGGCAAGCAGGCAAAGCGCGTGCCTGACGCGCGACGGTGGGGCGCGTTGCATGCAAAAAGAATCTTTCGAATCCGGCCGGAATTGCGGAGAGATTCGCTTGATTCCGTTCGCGACAGTCGCCCTCATGTGGCTGTACGCATGGCGCGTACCCGACGCAAACGGAGACGACATGAAGACCTACAAGACGTACACGATCAGCGCCGACGGCCGAATCACCGTCCACGGCATCGAGGCGACCTCGAAGCGCGAGGCGCGGCGGATCGTCGAGGCGGCGCGCCCGCGCGTAACCGTGATGGAGGTATTCGAGATCAACGAGATTGGCGCGATCCTCGGGTAGCGCCGCAGACGAATGGAGCAGACGATCATGACCATCAAATGCAAAGCGATAGAGTTCAAGACCTACGAAGAGGCCGAGACCTACGCCGGCCAGCAGGGCGGTGCGGCGCTGAGCATGCCCGGCGGCCGCTACCTGGCGATCAGCGCCCGCGATTGCGAACGCATCGACCGGGCCGGCGGGCCGGAAACGGCGCGCTTCATCGGCCGCCGGCAGCGCGGCGGGATTCGCACTATTGCGGTCGGCCGCTGATCGGCGACTGGAGGAATGACCATGACCATCGAGTTCAAAGGCATCGAGTTCGAGACGGCCCACGAGGCCATTCAATGGACCGACGCCGACGGGCGCGGCAAGGCGATTTTCGTTGACGGCATGAATCTGGTCGTCGAGGAGTCCGAGGCCGAGCGGCTCGCCGCCGCCGGCGTCGAATTCGCGTACCTGCATGACCACGAGATGCCGGATGGCGCGCATCGCATCATCACCGTGCCCATCAACTGACCCGCGGAAACAACGCCGCGTCGCGTGGGCGCGGCAGAACAAGGCACTTGTGAAGAGGAGAACCACATGAAAAAAGATCAGGTCCAGATAGGCGGGACGTATGTCGCCAAAGTGAGCGGCCAGATCGCGCAGGTGCGCATCGATGCGGAGAGCCGCTTCGGCGGTTGGGACGCGACAAACGTCGTCACCCATCGCCGTGTCCGTATCAAGAGCGCCAGACGCCTGCGCATGCTTTGGCATGCTGCGCCGGCGGCCCCGGCGGTCGTTCCCGACGACCTGCCGCCGCAGGACATCGACGAGCGCATCGCCGCCGCGCCGCCGACCGTCGTGCCTTACGAAGAGCGGCGGGCACGCGCCGAGCGGGCTTCGGAAGCGCCGGAGGCCGCCGAAGTCGGGGTGGACGAACCGGCCAACGCGGAGGAGGCCGAGGTCGGCGCCGCCGACGAAGCAGTCGTCTACGACCCCGCCCGTTGCGCGACGCCGCGTTGCCGGGGCACGCCGGTATTGACCTACCTCGATCGACCACTGTGCCAGGCATGCTGGGACCAGCACTGCGAAGAGGAAGAGCCCAGCGAAGTCAGTGAAGCGCCGGGCGACGCGTGTCGCCCGAGTGAGGAATCCGAACCCCTTGAACAGGAGAATGAGATGTCCAAGAAGAAGTCCACGAAGAAGCCGTCCACCAAGAAGCGGACCAAGGCCCAGCCCCTCGCGGCGAAAGCCAAGGGACAGAAGAAGGCCGCTGTGCCGAAGGCCAAGGCGACGACCGAGCCGAAGCCGAAGCGCGTCAGCGCGTTGGACGCCGCCGCGACTGTGCTCAAGAAGGCGTCGAAGCCCATGCGGGCCCAGGAATTGATCACGGCGATGGCCACGCAGGGGCTGTGGAAGAGTCCCGGCGGCAAGACGCCGCATGCGACTTTGTACGCCGCCATGCTGCGAGAGATCAACGAGAAGAAGGGCCAGGCCCGCTTCAAGAAGATCGATCGCGGCCAGTTCGCGTTCAACGGCTAGCGGCCGTCGCCACGGCGGAATCCCCGGCGGGCCGCCGAAAGAAAGGATCAATAAATGACCAAAGACAAAAGACGCGACCTCGAACACGGCGAACTGACGCGGATCATCATCGGCACCGTCGTGGCCAGCGGGGACCATGGGGGCATCAATGCCCGCAAGCTGACTGAGAAGCTCAACAGTTGGGGCTACCGCGTGACCCTTCAGCAGATGGCGACGCGGCTGGCCGAGCTGGCGGCCGAGGGTCGCATCGATCGGATCGAACGCGGCCGCTACGAGGGCGTTTGACCGACCGTACTCGGCTGACATCACTTCACCTCTTCCAACGCCTCGGCCACGACCGGGGCGTTGCTCCGGCCTGAAACCCGCTCCGCCTTCCGACCCGCAAACTTCTCGAAACGTGCCACGACGATGTCACAATACAGCGGGTCGAGTTCCATCAAGAATGCGCGGCGGCCGGTCTGCTCGGCCGCGATCAGCGTCGAACCGCTGCCGCCGAAAAGATCGATGACATTCTCGCCGGCCCGGGATGAGTACTGCATCGCCCGCACCGCCAGCTCGACGGGTTTCTCGGTCAGGTGGATCATCGATTGCGGGTTGACCTTCTTGACGTGCCAGAGGTCCGTGGCGTTGTTCGGCCCGAGGAAGACGTGCGCCGCGCCCTCGCGCCAGCCATAGAAGCACCACTCATGCGCGCCCATGTAGTCCTTGCGGGTCAGGACCGGGTGCTGCTTGTCCCAGATGATCGACTGCGAGAAGTAGAGCCCGGCGGCCTTCAGTACCGGCGGGTAGTTGCCGCAATTCGCGTAGCCGCCCCAGATGTAGAACCCGCGCCCGGGCGCGAGCACGCGGGCGATGTTGCCGAACCATGCGTGCAGCAGCTTGTCGAACGCATCGTCGGTGACGAAGTCGTTCGCCAGCGGCCGGTCCTTGGGTCGCAACTTCGCGTGCGTGGGATTGGCGACCCCTGGGCGGCGGGCGAGGTCGAACCCTTGGTGATGCGTGGACCCTTTAAACGACGACAGCCCCGCCGCGATGGCGTTGTTGCTTCGCGGCTCGACCTTGACGTTGTACGGCGGGTCGGTGTTGACGAGATGAATCGGCAGGAGTTTGGGCTTCACATCCGAGCCAGCCGGCAACTCGCGAACCTTCGCAGGGTCGACGGCAATCAGGAGGTCCACGTCCTCCGCCGACGAGCTGTCGCCGCACAGCAACCGGTGGTCACCCATGAGCCACAGGTCGCCCGGTTGCGTGATCGCCTCGTCCGGCGGCTCAGGCACGTCGTCGGGGTCGGTCAACCCCTGCGTCACGCCGGGGTCGAGCAACTTCGCCAGTTCATCGCTGTCGAATCCCAGCAGCGACCAATCGATGCCGGCGTCCTTCAATTCGGCCAACTCGATCGGCAGCAGCTCGAGGTTCCACTCCGCCAACTCGGCGGTCTTATTGTCGGCGATGCGGTAGGCCCGAATCTGCTCCGGCGTCAGGTCCGTGGCGACATGCACCGGCACCTCGGTCAGTTCCAGCTTCTGCGCCGCGCGGTAGCGCGTGTGCCCGCAGACGATGACGCCGTCAGCATCGACCACGATCGGCTGGCGGAACCCGAAGCGCCGAATCGACTCCGCGACGGCATCCACAGCCGCGTCATTGATGCGCGGGTTCTTCTCGTACGGTTTGATCTCGGCCAACGCCCGCAATTCAATCTTCATCGCAAGACCTCCATGTCATCGCTCTACTCGTTGGTCGCCGCGGCGACCGGTTCGCCCCAAACGCGCCCCGTTGGCCCACGTCGCAACGGGGCCGCCGAGGCCGTAAATCGCCTCGCCCATCCACGCCGCGTCGTCGTTGCACTAACGTGGGCCGCTCGCCTAGTCGAGTCGCTGAGGCGACCCGGGGCCGACGGTTCGCCGACGTTGCGATTCCGGTACGCCCCGGCCGCGTCCGTTCGCCCACGGCCCAACGTGGCGCGTCTTGTGGCCCACCCAAGGACGGCGCGATGGTGCCCCGCCTGCATGGCGCCTCGGAATGGATGAACTCAATCGGTTTCACGTTTCCTCCTGATCCGTATCGTTGTCCTTCGTCCCCGGCCGCCTAAGGCTGGGAATCAGGTCATCCCAATTCAGCGCGGGACTCTCGTCGTCGCTCGATGGCTTCGGTCCGGGTTCCTCGCGCGGAACTTCACGCCGATCCGTCGCCCGGCTGCGCTTGGGTTGCGAAAGGCGCTGCAGCCGCCAGCGGCCGGCGACCTGAAGGTGCAGCACGTTTTGAGGCGAAGTCCGCATCCGCTGGGCAATGTCCACCAGCACCAGACCCTGGGCCTGCCAGGCCAGCGCTGCCCGCTGTCGGATGGTCAGGCGGCCGGCCAAGGGATGGCGAAGGGCTTGTCGCGCGTTGGCGACACGGTCGGCCGTGGCCCGCCGCCGTGAATCGGGCCGTTCATGATCGGCCCTGCACCACAGCGCCCGGGTGCAGCCGACCTGCGACAGCAGGACCGCGATCCGCTGCCGGCTGAGGCCGTGTTCACGTCCAATCCGCGTCAGGCTCCATCCTTCCCATCAGCGGGCGCAAACAGCCGCTTCTCATCGTCCTGGAGGAAGCCCATGTTTTTCTGCCCGAGGGGGGCGAGTCGGCTGCTCATAGAACGATATCGAGGATCGCCAAGGAAGGGCGCAAGTACGGAATCGGGATCTGTGTCGCGACGCAGCGCCCGATCGAAATCGAGAGCACGGTGCTAAGCCAATGCGGAACAATGATCGCGCTGAGATTGACGAACTCTGCCGATCGAGGCAGAGTCGAAGCAGCGATGCCCGACGACCTGGGAGCACTGGCCGGCATGTTGCCGGCACTGCGGACCGGAGAAGGGCTGGTCTTGGGGGAAGCCATGCCCATTCCGTCACGGATTCAGTTCTTCAAGGCACGGAAGCGACCACGAGGCGACGATCCGGAAATGCCCGAAGCATGGAGGAAGCCGAGACCGAATGGCAAGTACTACGAAACCGCCCTTAACAATTGGCGGCATCGAAGAGATGTGACCCAGGAGGAGCACGACGATGGCTGA